GATATACATATTCTAAAACCAATTGGTACATATTGGGAATCATTAAATGAGAAGAATCGATGGGGTGGTAATTGGATCTCATTTAAAGATGTTCCTCATTTTGAAAGATACATTCCATAGAGAATATTATGCCACGTAAAACAGATGGCTATGGTAATATTAAATATCATAAAGGTGGTTATGTAGTTGAAGGTAACCGCGTAATTCCAATTGATCCGTATGGTAACAAGCTTTATCATAAGGGTGGTTACATCATCGAGAAAAATACGATGATACCAGTTGATGGCTATGGTAATAAGATCTATGACAAAAGTTCTTATAAACTAGACAAATAAAACTGCGGGAAAATCGGTATCTTATATGATATGAAAAGATCTTTTAACCTACGTCCCAATGGAGGCATTATGAAGAACTTCTTCGCATGGTTTGTTATTATTTCTCTGACCATGAGTATTTGGACCTGTATGCATTCAGCAGAAGCTGGTTCAACAATTACAGCACAGGATGTCATCAGTGCAGAGAAAGTAAATAAAGAAACGCGCTGGATTCGTAAAGCAGCTGCCAGTGTCGGTGTTGTTCTTGGTGGAGTTTCTGGTTATGCTGCTGCATCAGCTGTTGCTGGTGCCACAGTGCCTACTGTTATTATTGGAACTACTGTAGGTGCAATCTATGGTGGTTTCTATATGTATGGTGCTGCCGCATTAGGAAATGAGTGGGGCATTTGGAAATCTGCCGATAACATCATACAAGATCTTGGAACGCAACTTCAGTATGAAGGACGCAAGCTCCAGGAATCCTCCAAGAAGTAACTGGTATCAGTGTTACTAACAAGACCATCTCTCACGAGGTGGTCTTTTTTTTTTTTCAGGAGAGCACAATGAGTCTGTGGTATCGAGCAAGGATTTGGTTAGTCAATGGTTACGAGCATGATGACAAGGGTGAGATGCTTCTAGATGGGCGTGGAAGAAGGATCCCCATATTAATTCCAACAGAGTATTATGGGGAAGGCGAATCAGAAGATGATGCAGTTGCTGATCTTGAATTCCATAGTCCTGAAGGTCATGTAATGAAGACAATAGATCTCGTTGAATTAGCCCAGAAGAAAAATCATGTCTTGATTGAACTTTTGACAATTAGCTCAAAGTGGATGGGCGAAGCACTTTAAAGAGGAAATCTAATTAGAAGGTCAGTAACGTAGTAATACGAGAGTTCGCCTAGAAATAGGAGCCTAAGGAACGATACTGGCAGTCTCGCGTTTGCGGTCGCGTAATAAACCGCACTGAATTACTGACTTCTTTTTAGGAAGCCGCTGGATTACAGTAACCAGCCCGCTACTCTCATAAGAGAACTAGCTAAGCAATGAGATAAAGATGCCGGTACCCTTCACGTTAAAAGGGTTCAAATTTTTAAGGAGATTTAAATGTTTATTAACAGGAAATACGATCGAACAGAACATGATGATTTCGTGCTGAACGTTGAACATCACCTAAATGAGCGTACTGAAATCATTGAAGTGCGCATTGAAGACGGCACGCTCGTGGGATGGAAGATTCAGCTTCGATACGAATAGACTGTAGAGGTTTGGTACATTGAATGGACCTTGCGACCCATTCCCGAAGCCCTGAGAGTCGCTCTCTCAAAAATGTACCACAAATAAACTGCGGAAAAATCGGTATCTTATATGATAAGAAGAATCAAGAGAACCGAACAAACACAGTTTGGAAGTTATTAGTTACTTATTAACTAACCGTAGTTACTGCTTCAACGTATTATGAAGCGGCGAGATAAACCACTCGAGACCCAAGGTCGTAGGAGAGTAACATCTCCGAAAGAATAACGGTCCCCTACGTTGATGACAGGGACACGGGAAAGACGTAACCCAAGGGTTTGCAGGTGTTGTCCGTAAACCTGCCCTGATTTCTTTTGGTAACTGGCATCAATCTTTTCCAATAGGAGACTACAATGTTATTCAATCTCAAAATTGCTTTCATTGAAATGTTCCTCATCTTCGCGATGATGGTTCATGGACGTACGGCTGAATTGGAAAACCAGACGCTGGTTGGGTTATTCAATCAGATCAAGGCTGAAATCCTTGAAGGTGAAGCGATGGATAAAGAGTGGGAAACCTCTCAGAAACTCGCTGCCAAGTGGAACTGCTAATGGACAGACGTTTGGTAATTGTGCTTGCAATCCTTAGTGTGATTGCAGGCATCGGTTCTTTTGTTCTCATTGTACTAAGTCTTTAAAGGAGATAGCTATGTACGCAAAGGTCATCACACTTGTTGCCGTGATCCTGGCTTTGTTTGCTGGTATCGTCAGTAATCAGTTCCACTCATACAAGCAGAACACTCAGTTCGAATTGACTGATGTGAAGGCTCGTTACGAGTACCTGATCGATGCTACTGCACGAGAGACTGCGATTTATGTCTCTAAGGTTGCTGCATGTGAAGCAAAGATGCAGACAAATGCAGATGAGTTGAAAGCTGCAAACGACTTCATTGATGAAACAAAGGCAGAGAATGCCGTATTGACAATGAAGCTCAAAGACGCGAGTGTCGCATTGCTTCAGGCAGAGCATGACTTCAATGCGATTTCTGCGGCAATTACGGCCAAGCCAGAACCGTCACAGGTAGAACGACTTGTGGTAAAGACAAAGGCTGCTAAGGAAGCCTTCGCCAATACCGAAGTCGCTTCTAATTGAAGTAACTGGTATCCGCCCCGAAAGGGGCGGGTATCTTTTATTAAAACAATTTTTTTTTTTTCTAGGAGAAAACAATGTTGAAAATTTTAGCATTGTTCTTATTGGGAATGTCTTCAGCATTCGCTACTGACACAATTGTCAGACCTACAGATCCATATGGAAATATCCAGTATCATAAGCCTGGATACGTTATTACTACAGATGGAAGAATAATTCCAACTGATCCATATGGTAACAAACTCTATCATAAGGACCAATATAAGATTCAAGAAAAGAAGCCTATAGAGAAACCTAAGCAGAGTAAATAAAATGGCTGAATCTAAATTTGCACTGCTCAATGCCTACAAAAAGCACTCCGGTGTTATCGCGTACCTACAATTAAAAAAGGACGCAAAGAAATTTCATGAAGATTGTGATAAGATCAATAAAAAGATTGATGAGATGAGAGCAAGGTTCAAGGCAGAAAGGCCTGACCTTTATAAGTAAAGACTATCCCGCCCCGAAAGGGGTGGGTTTCTTTTAATTTTAACCTTTATTTTTTTTTTTTCAGGCAACGGCCTTTGGTGGCCGCTGACATTCTGTTTGCGGCAGTAACGCAAATAGAGGTTGACAGTGGATATAGAACAGTTCGTGTTAGAACCTTTAAGAAAACTATTATTTATAATAACACACCTGGTCTATTATTTTCTGTTGCTCGCAATATTACCTTCGATATTCATGTGGTTCATATTTGGCTAATGAGAGATAAATGAGACAAAAATTAATTGATTCCATTAAGTCTCGATTAGGAACTGAAATACCAGAGAGAAGTACATTAAAGTACTTGCAAAAACTCAAGATCGAAGATTATATCGACACTGTTATTTCAGTTGTATATTTGTATACACGTGCGAAAAGAGGTTCAAAGAAAAATACAACCTATCTAGTTGAAGTCATCGCTGCAATCGGGCATAATATACGTAATAAATATAAGTTAAAGAGAGATTCTTCTATTGCAGCAAAGACAGGCGCATTTATATTATATTCATTTGAACAACAAGGTTTATTACAAGTTGTATTGGGTCAAGGTGGAAAGGGTCACGCTACTTACATCATACAAGTTTTAGATGATGATAAGATATGTGATCTTTGGGATAAATTAAATCCTAGTCAAATTGAAAAACTACCATCACTCAAACCTTATGCACCTTGGATTTCTACTAAACATGAAACCGGGATATTTCTTGTAAAGACTGGGAATAAAGATGTTCTTGATAAGATCAATCTTCAATCACATCCCATAGTTTTTAACTGTGTAAATAAAGCACAACAAGTAGGGTGGCGAATAAATGAGTTCATATACGATTTACATCTCTGGGCTTTACGAAATAAGACAGAAGCTTTCTCAGACATCTGGGAACTCCACAATCCTGAGGCTCGTGCTACCAAGATCAGGGAGGCAAGAGCTATTGGAGGAATTGCTAGAAGGTTCCTTGGGGAAACGTTCTACCACTTGTATTACTACGATTTTAGAGGACGGAAGTATCCAGCTACAGCTTATCTCCACGAACAAGGTTCAGATCTCGCCAAAGGCTTATTATTTAGAGCAGATAAAAAAGCAATCGGGAAAGAAGGCTTCTTCTGGCTCTGTGTCTCAATTGCGTCCAATTGGGCCGGAGATGCAGGACGAGAAGATGGTGCCAAAACAGATAAAATCCCGCTTAAAGAAAGATACCTCTGGACCCTTGACAACGAAGAAATCATCCTCTCGTACGCGGAAAATCCAAAAGTAAATCAAGGTTGGATGAAGGCAGATAAGCCTTGGCAATTCTTAGCGGCTTGTAATGAGCTTAAATGTCTTAGAGTATATCAATACGAAGTTAATGATTTTGAAAATTATGAATATAAGTCTCATATTGAGTGTTTTATTGATGGTTCTAATAACGGTTCTCAGCATTTATCTGCCCTCACTCGTGATGAAATCACGGCTCCACATGTTAATTTGGTTCCTCTTGGTTTGCCTGGTGATCTCTATAAGTACGTTGCCGATCATGTCTGGACACGATTAGAAAAAACACTTTCAACAATGTCTAAAGAAGAAATCAATGAATGTGAGAAGCTAATAGACAATCTAATTGAATTGAAGAAACAGATAAACGATTCTGAACCAAAGAGTGATAGGCGTAAAGAGTTAATTTCCGAGATACAAAGCTTTAAAGATCGTAATAAAGAGTGAATTAGCATTGCTGCTCCAGTTTATTGGTCTAGAGTGA